CTAATGCCATTAGCTAATCACCCAACGTCCGTTTACAGTTACAGTGTTATTTAGTGTTATAGGACCGACACTGTGCGCCCCTTCAGTAGCTGCAATTGTATGTGCATCACTGATAGTTAAAGTATTTTTCCATATACATCCATTCGCTGAACTAGAAGAAACTCCTGTTAAAGCTGAACCATCACCAGCAAATGCTGTAGCGGTACAAGTACCTGTTATAGTTGCCCCGCCTGTGACAGTTTCTAATTTCTTTGCGTTATCATAGTAGAGTTTTACGGCTCCATCTACTGTACAGGCTAACATATTTTCAGAAGTACCTTTATTCAATTCAATACCAGTATCAGAACCTAGTCTTAACCCTCCTGTACCTGCTTCGATAATCCTAGAATGTGACCCATCATGATAGATCTCTAAATCATTACTTGTACCAAATCTAGCTTTAACATCATCATTAAAGTCTACACCTGTAGCACCGCCAACTCCAGCTGGAACAGCAGCCCATGTAAGACCACCTGTATTACCAGATTGAGCTGATAAGAATTGTCCGTTAGTAGGAGAATTGGATACCTTTAGATTAGCTTCATCTACTACATCATCTGCAATAACTGTAGCTCCATCAGCTGTTGATGTTACTTCACCTGAGTGGTTAGGGTGTACATAGTTATTAGCTGATGCTGCAATGCCATCTAATTTAGCATGATCTGCTGTAGTGAAGTTTTCATCTGTTTGACTGGCTACTACGAAATCTAACGTACCATCAGAGTCCTCATAAGTTACTGTAATACCTGTTTCAGTATTACCAGTTACCATACCACCAACAAAGTCTTCTACCTGTTCTTCTGTTAGTTGGGTGTTAGTATTAGTAGTATAACTAGGTACAACCCATTCCATACCATTACTGGTATACTTAAGGAATTTATCAGTTCCACTAGGAGCTGCATGTATATCTAGTTTAGCTTCTGATATAGTATCATCTGCTATATCTCCATTAACAATAGTTCCATCTACAATTTTAGCAGATGTAACTGTATTATCACTAGGAGCACCTATACCAGCACCTTCTAGATATATAATGAAATCAGGATGTGCTGCTAGGTTTGCACCAAAATGTATACTAGATCCATCTATACAGAATCCATCATTAGATCCTATTGATGTACCAGTATTAGGTTGTTGGATAACACCTGCTACACTAATAAATAAAGTATTAGCTGCATTAGGACTTATTGCTGTTGTTGTACCTTTAGTAACTAATTCATAATCAGCTGAACCTGCAGAGAATGCTCCGCTTGCATTGTTATGTGCTTTAAGTTCTAAATATTTAAAATCTGTACCACCACCAGTAATTGTAATGGTCTTAGTTGCACCAGTACCACTAGCTGTTACTGCAGAACCTACAAAGTTTAAAGTAGTAGCTGCTGTAGATAAAGCAGATCCTTCTTCTTGAACTGTTAATGAAGTTGCAGCATCTGCCCAAGTTAAACCTCCAGTATTTCCAGATTGTTTCTGTAGATACTGACCATTAGAACCTGAGTTACTTATTTTTAAATTTGCTTCATCAACTACATCATCATCTATAGTCCAAGTAGCACCTGAACTAGATACTGTTATTTCTCCTTTATCTCCATCTGATACTGCTGGACCTGCTGGACCTTGTGGACCTGTGGCTCCAGTAGCTCCAGTAGCACCTGTAGCTCCATCTGAACCATCTGAACCGTCAGAACCATCTGATCCTGCTGCTCCAGTTGCTCCAGTGGCACCTTGAGGACCAGTAGCACCCTGTGGACCGGTAGCTCCTTGTGGTCCTGCAACTGTTGAATCAGCTCCAGCAGCACCTGTAGCACCTGTAGCACCTGTAGCACCTTGTGGTCCAGTCGCACCTTGTGGTCCAGTCGCACCAGTAGCACCTATAAGACTTGTTGCTGAACCCCAAACACCATTTGTTTTAGGTCCATAGATATTATCATTTGTTGTATCAATATAAACATCACCTTCTTTACCTAGTCCTTGAGCTGGTACTCCAGCCCCGTTAAGTGTTATATATTTAAATTTAGGGTTTGCAGGATCTCCTAGTTCTTGAGCATGGTATAAATCTTGATCTTTATTATCATTAAGATCTCTTGCTCTATATGCTGAACCAGCTGCAAACACTGACTCAGCAGAAGTTACGTCTGTATCTCTGTAAATCAGTATCTTAACATCTTGTTTAGGAGCTCCTGTACTTTCTTGTGTATTTGTCTCTAATGTTGTGGGTGAACCTCCGAGAGCAACGAATTGGATGGATGAGGCTGTGGGGAATGTATATTTAGTTGTAGCTAAAGTCGCACCATTAAGTGAAACTTTAACGTCTGCTTTAGTTTCAGTTTTTAGATAAGGAAAGTCAAAGGTTAACTGAGCTTGCCCAACTATACCCTTTAGACCATTTCCATCATAATCAGCTGTTGAAATTGTTATAGCCATTAATCATCCATTTGTTTAGTATTTAATACAAGCTAATAAAGCCACGTTTCTTGGTCTTGTTTCTGTTCCACCTTCTGAATCAATTGTTAATGCAATATCTATATCAATACCTGTTGTTTCGGAATGAGTTGTTTCAGTACTAGATACATTATGATCAGATTTACCAGAAGCTATTGCAGTGGATTCTGAGTCAGCTGTACCACGACATGTCATATCATGTGCGTGACCGGGATCATCTACATCAATAGCACTATCTGAATTACTTGCAGATGCTAAATTACTATCATGTGCGTGGGATTTATAAGCTTCTGCCTGAGTAGATCTAATAGTTCTTCCACTATCTGTACCTTTACCATCATCAAAACCACGAATAAATTCACCTCGTAAATCAGGTAATGTAGCACCTATAATAGCATATAATGGAGCAAAGTTAGCAGTTACACCTTGTACAGTACCACTAGTGTTAGGAATAGTATCTCCATTAGCTTTTAAATAACCTGTAGGAGCTGTTGATCCTCCATACCATATGACAGTACCTACTGGTACATTAACAACTGTTTGAAATGTAGGCGCAGCTCCAGCTCCATTAGATGTTAATGCTTGACCAGTTGTTCCTGTAGCAACATAAGCTGGATTTCCAGAAGCATCATAAGTAATTAAATTACCGTCTGTACCACCTGCCATCTTAGCTAATGTAACAGCATCATTTGCTATCATATCTGTAGCTACTTGAACTTCTTCTACTGTTCCAGTTGATGCCTTACCTAATACTCTATTAGCAGTTCCTATATCTTGTATTCTATCATAAGTAACCTGATCACTAGCTATCATTGAAGTTTCAATAGCATTAGCATTGACAACCCAATCACTATTACTATTAACAGTTAGATCATTTTTACTACCAGTAGTAATACCACCTGCAGTAACTGTAACTAATTTCGCTTCTTCAATTGCATATAATACTTGTTGTTGGTTTTCATTCAGAGCATCTGCCTTTACAGAAGATCCTGCTGAATAATCATGTAAAGGTGTGAATGGTGTATCACGATATAATCTAACATTAGCAGTACCTGAAGGTGGGGCAGTGACAAAAGTAACTACAGTACCAGAAATGCTATAATCAGTTGTAATCGATTGAGTTTGACCACCAACTTGAACTTTAATGTGTGTCTCTCTTAAGAATGGGAATGTAATATCAAATGTTTTATCATTAGCATCCCCATTATAACTTACTTCTGTTGCCATAGTTATTTAGCCATGTTTAATGTTTCTTCAAGAACTTTATCTAGTTGCCCAGATGTTTGATATGCTTTATTTAGAGTTAAATCATATTCACGCTGTTTAATAGCAGCATATATCTCTTGCTCTTCTGGTGTACCATTAGCGAGAGACATTTCAGCCATCTGTTTAGCTTTATTATAACTTACAGTGAGTTGATTGAATACATTAGCAAATTTAGTATGATCTAATATTTCAGAAGAAATACCACCTCTACGTTGAGCTCTGATAATATTTTCAAAACCTGTAATAACTTTACCATCAGGTGCTGTATATGTAAGTTTCTCAGCTCTCTTCATTGTTTGACGGATTAATTTCTTCCAAAGTCCTTGCTGACCCATCTTAGTTTGAATAGCTGTTATCTCATGGTTCTCAAGTCTAGCTCCATTTATACTCATATTCATTGAAGGAGAGCTATTAAATTCAATATTTTGTAACCATTTATTTTCAGGACTAGGTTGATCAGTTATTTTAGCATTTTTTAATATAGCATTATATACTCTATGATACCATGACATATTACCTCTAATAGATTTACCATCTATAGGATCGACTACATCAGGTAATGCACGTGTAGGATCAAATGCATCTAACCAAGCATTTCGATTTCTTATACCATCATCAAATTCAGAACGTAAATTTCTTAATTGAGGATATAATATTTTACCTAGCTCATTTCTAGCACCACCTAGAGGGAATGTATTATTAGCAAAATTAGATGCAAATCTAGATGCAGCTGCACCATTACCTTTAAGAATATCATGTAAAGGTTCGAGTTGAGCTAAACTCCATCTATCTGTAAGTGAACCAGCTAAGATAGCCCACATTTTAGGCATGAAGTCTTCAACCCAAGAGGATGATAAAGTATCTGCATTATCAACAACGTCTTGCATTAAAGCCCACCAGTCTCCTATTGGACCCATCCATTCATAACTAATATATTTATCAGTTCCCGGTACTTTACAAGATTTCTTCTGCCAACCACTATTTACTCTTTGCCTTTGTATAGCTCTATTGTAGTGTCCTGTTCCTGTACATCTATCGTTTATACCTGCAAAGAAAGCAGCAGTTGTAAAGAAACCAGCAATAGCAGCTTTACCTTTAACTTCATATCTAAGCATCTTGAAGTTTTCAATAGCATTCTCATCTATCTTTCTTCCTTTATGCTTTAGAAACCCTACCATTTCATCATAGGTAAATTCATCTAATTGTTTTGAGACTAAGAATTTATAATCCTCAGAGAATATACCTCCGGGACTCCACTTCTTCATTACATCAATAGTATTACCAGTAGTTCTAGGGAACCATATAAATGCTTTAGAAATTGGCCACTGTTTAACAAAATTGTTTATACCATCTACAGTAGGAGAATTAGCGTTTAATGCTATTTCTCTTGCACTAGCATTGATAGCATCATCATTAAGTAAGTCATTACTATCAAAGAAAGTATTGTAGATTTCGTTCTTAGCTTTGTTCAACTCTACTTTAGTTAAAACCTTACCTTCAGAAGCAGCTTTTGAAAGTGCTAGCATTTTAGCTTCTGTATTAGCAAGGATTGATTTAGAAAATCCGTCAAAAGCTGTCATAGAATTTGATCCAAATCTAAGTATAGGATCAGCAGATAAAGCATCTAAATCTTCAAAAATCTGTAGTAGAACACCCGGACCATACTCACCTTCTTTTGCAGCAGCTTCAGCATATTCCCTCATTAAAACTATATCTTTCTCTGCTTTAAGAGCTAAATCTCCACGAGAAATATAACTAACATCTTTAGGATTAGTAGCAGCTTTTCTAAAGACTGTTCTCATATAATCTGTAGCTTGTTGTAGTGTATCATCTAATGCAAAATTAGCAGTCATAGCACGTTGAGCTCTAACAAAATCACCACTTAAAACAGCTCCAGTTACTGTAGCGGAAGCTTTACCTAATAAACCTGTTAAGTTACCTATAGCAGCGTTTGTAGGTGTAGCAAAGGCAGATAACATGCTGTTTAATACATTACCTGTAAATGCTTTATTGATTACTGCAGGTACTTCAGGATTACCATCATATATAGCCTTCTTAAATACACCTAATTTATTAGACATATAGGTATGTAGTTTAGATAAACTATCTACATTACCATCAGCCATTTCAGTTGCTAATAAATAAGGCTTAAGGAAATTAGGATTTTGTCTAGCTATATCTTTAATTGTTTGTGATAATTCTTTTGCTTTAGGTATAAGTTCAGTAAGTCTACTATCTGTATTAGCTAAAATAGTCTCAGCAGTAGCATTAATGATTCTTGAATCTCCAGTCTCTACTGCATCTTTCCATGCATTTATATTTTGTAACATAGAGTTAGCTTCAAAATTAGCTAAACCTTTTTCAACTACTAATGTTTCTAACCTATCAGCCATCATATCAATAGTCCTATTTATTGTAGGACTTTCTTCCATTAATCTAACACCTTCAGCAAAGTCAGATACCTCTCCAGCATCAGCTGTCAGTTGATATGCTCTAGCTTTCTGAAAATCAAGATCCGTCATCTGCTGTTTTAGACGTGTAATAGCTTTGTTAATACCTTTTTTACCTACAAGTCTAACAGCTGAACCTTCTACTGCTCTATGGAATTCATCTAAAATACCTATGATATCATCTGAATCAAGTCTAGGATTTAGCATAAGTCCTGCTAATTTCTTACCAGCATTATCAATCATTGTATCACTGATTTTAATCTTACCAGATTTATAATTGAATTTAGGAGTATTTTTATATCTTTCAGCAAGTTCAGATACAAGAGTTCTATCATATAGATTCTCTAATTCTAATCCTTGTAATCTAGCAGCTTCATTTGTAAAATTACCTATCCTACCATATTCAGTCCCTAAGTTATTCTGTATTGCTGCTGCACGAGCTGAAGCACCAGCTATACCATCAGGATCAGGTGTACGAACTAATGTATCTCCTTCCTCTAATATATCCCAATTAACTGGAGCCTCACCTTTACTAAGATAGTACGCATTAATATCTTCTAAAATTTTAGTTTTTCTAGCATAGTTTTCAAGTGTTCTTGCTTCTATAGGAGTCTTAGCAATATTATCAAAAACACCGACTAAATCATCTGTAGTTTCTTCTGTTATCTTTTTCAAACCACCTTCTGTAGTTGGTATGAATTGAGAGGTTCTTTTTAAACTTTTCTGTGCTCCAGCTATAACAGCAACTCCTTCTATGATACTACCAAGCATACTGAATATAGCACCTTCATTTACATTCTTAGCTCGTCTCTGATCAGCATTATCTAAAGGCGTTGTAGCATATTTACCAGAAATCCATTGGAAAGTTTTTGGCCAATAAGCTTTTAATACTCCTAATAAGTTATCATCTTCCTGATTTTGTTTAGCAGTATAATCTACTAAACCAGCAGTACCAATCTCAATACCTTGTTTAGAAATAAATGAAAATGATTTACTATTACCTAATTTTTGTAACCATGGTGCGGCTTTACCTGCTGCATGATATCTAGATGCAGCATTTATAGCCATACCTCTTAGACCTAAAGATGGTATAACTAACCCACCTATATTTCGTACTGCTTGAGCTGCTTCGTTTTCAAATGTCGGTACTTTAGGGATCTCAGGTACCTTACCTTGACCCACCATATTTGCAAAATCTATAGCAGTATCTAATGTACCAGTACCCAGTGCTGTTGTGGCTTGTGAAAAGTCTCCACCGGGTTTATAGTATTCAATTGGACCTTGTCCAGCTCCGTGGAGAAATGGACCTTCAGAGTAGTCTAATAATTTTGTACCTGCTATACCTTTACCTACTCCAAAGATTTGTTGCATCCTTGTTAATTCAGTAGGTGTTTGTTCTTGTTCTACAACTTCTGTAGGTTCCGTAGATTCTACATTTGTTGGGGTGTTAGTTGTTTCAACCTGTTGAGTTTGATTTGGAAAAAGTTCAGCACGTATACGAGCTCTTTTCTCTTCCTCTGTCTCTATAAGTTGCCCTTGGGTTTCATTTTCCATAGATTAAAATAATCCTTGTTCTCTGTATTCTTGGTCTTTAATGGCTAATTCTTCATCAGTTTCCTCTATATTAGAATCATCAAACATTCCTGTTGGGTCAACTAGTGGTGTATCAGTTGGAGGACCTGCTAATGATGGACCTTTCTGTTCTTCATTAGTGCTTACCTGATCGATTACTCTATCTTGTTCTACTTTCTCATCAGCGTCTTCTTTTGCTTTCTCAGCTTCTGCTGCTACTTTAGCTTCTATTTGTTGATCATATAGTGTATGTTGATCTTCAATTGTTTGTGCAATCTGCAACCTTTCTGGTATACTTAAAGATTCCCAACCATGAAAACGTAATTTATGATTTATTTGTGGGTACTTAGATGCAGCATCAAATACCTTTTGTTCAGATTCTGGTATTTCCCATTTACCACCAGATAGATCAGCTTTCTGTAAATCTATCTTTATTTTTAATGCTTCATTACCGTCTTTTTCAGCATGAGCTTCCCATGCTGTTAATTGTGCTTTATACAATTCACCGGGAGTTACACCTAACATCCTTGCTTTATGAAGAAGTTCAGCTGAATACTGATTAGTTTCTTGAATACCTATAAGATCTAAATAACCCTTTGGACCCATTAAAGTTATATTAGACATTGCTTGTTTTCTTCTATCAGCTGCAGGAACTTTATCTATTTCTTGTTGTTCAGTAATACTATTTGTAGTTGCAGTCCAAGCATTTACATTTTTTTCATTAGCTTTTTTACTAACTTCTTCCAAACCTAACCTATCATCTAATTCAGTGTTTTGTAAATTAGTAAAAGCTGTACCATCACTATAGTATCTTTTATTTTTTCTATCCTCTTCAGCAAGTATTCTAGTATCTGAATCTAGTCCTCCACCTCCACCATTATTATAATAATGATTTTCAGCAGCAATTATCGCTTGGCTATATGCAGCTTTTGGAGTCATGTTTGGTACATCCATTAGTGAGATAAATTCTCTTTTAGCTATATCTTTTAGTTCAGCGGATATAGTTGATGCTGGACCAGATAACTTACCACCTGCATCAAATTTAAATTTAATCCCATTAGCAACTTTACCATCTAAAGATTGAAGATCAAAATTATTACCTGTACCTTCTTTCCAAGTTTCTACTTTATTTACAAATGCTTCAGCTTCTTTTTTGAGTTTTTCATTAGTAATTCTACCTCCTCTCAAATCCTTTCTTAAAGTTTTAATATCACCAGTTTTAAAAGCATCTAAATATTTACTTTTAGATGCTGCATATGCATCGTCAGTTTGAGATGCACCACCTAATCTATTAAAGGATTCACGTTCTATACCATATTTACTTGATATTTCTCCTGCAAATTGAGAGATTTCTTCTACTGTACAGCCACCTTTGTTAAAACACTGAGTCTGATATTCATCTAATTTTGCATTACCTTCAGCTTCAATACCTTCTCTTTGAATTTTAAGACTTGCTTTAGCACCAGTTTCAGCTGCTTTTAAAAGGTTGTTTAAACTTAAGCTACTATTATCATACATCAATAACTGACCAAATGTCACTTGTTTACCATTTATTTTAAATGATTCAGAAGTAGCATTATATAAACCAGTTATTGCATTTATTGAGATTCGTGAATTATCAGCACGTAAACCACCTCTTATGTGATTTGTAAATCTTTCAGCAAAAATCTCAGTAGCATATTGTCTTTTTGTTAAACCAGAAGTTGTAAATTCTGAACTATTTTCATCTATAGAAGCTATGATAGATGTTATATTTTCTTCTATTCTTTTAGCAGCAGGACCATGATCACCAGCATTAGCTTCTGCAGCTATTAGAAGACCAAAGATTTCATCGTCTTGTGCTTTTATATTTGCTGTAATAATACCTTTATTTTGTGTGGCTGTTTCTTTAATCTCTTTTACTTTTGACCACTTTTTTAATTCTGGTATAACATCATCAAATAGAATACCTTTATGAGTTGTACCACCCTTAAATTCTGCAGCTACAACTTTATATCTATAATCCTGTTTTGCAGTTGTACTTTCTAAACTATTATAATACTCTAAATTTGTTCGACCATGGTCTTGAATAGTTTCATCATCTAAATGTGCTTGTAATATATTTTCAGCATTCTGTACTTTATCTAAAGCAAAAGCTCTTTTAACATGTAGTATCCGTTTAGGACCATTTTTCTCTAAATAATTTGCTAATGGTAAATTAGTTTTCTTTAGCTTTGCAATAAACGTTTCAAATTTACCACCTTCTTTTTCTAACTCTTCAATTTGTCCACGCCATTTCTTTTGTTGTTCTACATCCCATCCTTCTTCTGCTTGTAACCTTGATAAATCAAGTATAGTTTCTTCTTTTATTCTATCTTGTCTTTCTTTATTATACTTCAATACAGTTGCAGTAGCTCCTAAAGTATCGTTGATCATACCTAATAATTGAGCACCGGGATCATTTTTAGCTTTTAAATTTTGTTGTTGATTATATAGAATACCATAATTATTTCTTTGTTTTTTCTCTTCATCTTGTTGTTTAGATTTAGGCGTTCCCCAATCAGTTACGTATGGATACCAACCTGTCATGAGCTTTCACCTCCTCGGTTTTTCCACCATGTACCTAATGCACCACCTACAGTAGTAGCACCTGCTGCTCCTGCCCATGGGGCTGCAGCAATTGTAGCAATAGATGTACCTATTTTCAATGCGTCTTGGAACATAGCAAAGCCTTCATTTTGATATACAGGTGGTGGTGGAGCAAGATCAGGATGTTTAATGAAAGCATTATTAGCAAACATTTGCATCTGTTCAGCTCTAGCTTGTCCAGCTGCTTTCTGTCCTTCTTTAGTTAATTCTTCTGTAGCTTCTGTCAATGCATAAGCTCTTCTAGAAGTACCTCTTAGGTATGCAGCAAGGTCTAAAGTTGCTGTTCTATTAGCAGATTTACCAGTAACACCACTTGCTGCCAAGTTTGCACCAGTACTTTGTTGTAGGAATCTCTGCCATTCCCCCTCATTTTCTTGTAATACTTGACCAACCATGTCACCATGTTTCTCTTGGATGTCACCATAGACCTGAGCTAATCCTAGATTACTGGCAGTAATACCTTGTTCATATTGAATACGTTCAACAGCAGTTAAACTGCGTGTTTGCATCCAATTTTGTTCTCTTTTTTTGAGTTCAAACTCATATTTATTGCGCTCTGCTTGGTTGGCAGCTCTTGCGCTAGCTCCTAAACACACGACAAAATTCTATAAAGGATAAATTATTGGGTCCGTATTTTGTTTCTCGTAAGAATTTGAACCCTAGGAAACGAAGTAATTTGAGGTGAGTCTTGTTGCGCTTGTCAACAATATTCCAAAGTAACTTCTCTTGTCTACTGTCTACATAACCTTTTGCTTCCTTGGCAAAGGCTATTGGGTACTTATAAATAGCAGGTGTACAGAGCATCCAGATTTGCCCGTCTTTACGTACTCCAGCTATTCCAGCATATACTCCATCAGGAGATTTAAACGACACTGAATCGTCGTAGTCAACGGCTAAAGGAATGATTTCCATAGGATCATATCCATGACCCTCCTCAACCTCTCTGTGGTCGTCTGGTAGTAGATTAGAGGCTACATATACAGCAGCCTCCATCGTTAGTTTTTCTATTAAATATCTAGACACGTTGGTAATACCTTGGTGAGTATTCTCCTTCCCATGTCATTGAATATAATGTAGCAGGGGATGGATGAGTGGATTTAAGTGTAAGATTTAAGGTAGTATTTCTTTCATATATAGGCATTGTAGATATCTGTTCATTCTCTATATCAACAGTATTAGCATAGTAAGCATCAGCTTGTTTAGATTCAAAAGTTTCTGTGTAGTCAGGTTTACCAACTCTCTCAAGTGTAAAGTCATATACACCTGTAGGACCAAGACTAAACTTAGTTCTATGTATAACTAATGAACTCTGTAAATCAGCTCTCCATCTATTCTCACCTTGATTATCTAATTTATATATAGTTGGAAACTTGATTTCCATATCAAAGAGATATCCAAGTATTAGATTATATGCTTTATTACTATCAGCAGTAGTCCAATTTCCTGGAATCTTTACCTTGGTTGTACCACCATCATTGAAGGTAGATACATTAACTAATGAACCATTGAACTCTTTATCTGAACCTGTTGATACAGCATATACTGCTAACTGTCCTGTACCACTATAGTTTGCTACAGTATGATTAAACTTAGTATAATCTGACTTACCCTCAGAATCAGGAGTACTAACATATGTTAAAGCACTATAAGCAAAGCTCTTAGCATTGTCTAAATGTATTCTATAGTCAATATCATCTGTAGTATCATTAGCTGTTAAGTTATCATCTGTTACTTCATACGTACCTGAATCAGATTTAATACTAAACTTCTGCATTACATAGGTAGAACTATTCTTTATAATAACATATAGAGCATCATCTAATACAGCCATGTGTTGAATTTCACCCATGAGTTCCCATTCAAACCAAGCCTGTTGTACACGCTGTTCAGCTACTGAATAATATCTAAACCCATATACCTTTTTCGTACCTTTTGTAGCAAAAAATATAGTTGAGTTCTCTCTTGAATTCGTAATAAGATTTATATCGTTCGGAAATTTTTTCGCTATAACTTTACTCTGTTCTATAACATTAGGTTCACCTTCTCTAGTTATACCAGCAGATTCAAAGAATCTTGTATACTTACCAGCATTATCTAAGAATGCTATTGTAGTACCTAGTGATATTGGATTAGTTTTATAGTTAAAATTATAAGAAGATACTGCATTTATTTTAGCAGTTTGTGGACTTAAGACATCACTATCTGTAGTCAACATAAACTGTTGATTCTTAGTGAATAGAACTAAACCTTGGTTAACTTGTATACCATCATATACTATAGCAGGGTATTCAGAACTACAAGACAAATCTATGTTATCTGTTGCTGTATATGTGATCGCAGATTTTGGCCAAAAATTAAAGAACTTACCCGGTTGTGACATAATGACATTCTCATCACTAAGCATAACCATACGGTTCCTAAAGAACATCAGCTTATTTATATACCTAGAGACTGTTGCAGTGTCATCATCTTCACCAGCTATTGTTGACATGAAGCTAGGTTTAGGAGCTGTTGTTGTATCACCTACTAAACAATCTTCCCAAGTAATTTCACTTACTGTAAAGGTTCCGTTTGATTCTCGTTTGATTTGGATAGGCATTGTAGCAGCATTAAATGCTACTTTTCTCCCCGGTTTAGCACACTCTTCCCATACACCCGGACCATCTCTATCATTTTCACCAATAAATTTTACATAGTAATCATCTTCATTAGCTTCAGAGTTTCTTACTTTTACTACATAACCATGCTTACATTGTGTAGGTAAATCAGCTACATCTTTAATTTCAGTAGTAAATACTTTTAGAAGCTCTTCTGAAGGTGAGGATATATTAAAACTTGCAGCATCTGTAAGATATATACCATTACCTATAATCTGTACATCAGCAGTTGCACCATAGAAAACACTATTTGAACCATCAGATTTTTTTGCAGTAAGAATACCATCCTGTATATCACCTAAGATACTTTCAGCTGTAACAACAGTTTCAGCATCAAATGGTGTAGGTGTAGGTCTAATTAAACCTAGGTTAGCTCGTTGATAAGATGTACTTACTTCTTCAATAGTGCATTTATACTTACCATCTTTCATCCAGAAATAGAAGTAGTCACCTTCTTGCCAGCCTTCACCACCATATAATAAATCATATGTTGTAGTATACCTTGATCTATAATATTCTACATGGTAATCTGGTGTATCACCTCTCTCTACAGTTTGAGGTAAAGCTTGACCAATAGTAGCTACTCTAAAGTATAAATTTGAACCTCTATTAGCATCACTGCCATTACTTTGTAACACATCTATAGTATAATCACTCTCATCATTAATAGCTCCGTCATCATTTTCAGTACCACCATCAGTAATGGAAAATATTTTAGTACCGACGTTTGGTTGGAATGCATCTCTATCTTTACCAGCACTATCATCACATAAATGATCATTACCACCTGTACCTCTACTAGCTCTAGCAACCATGTTACCAGAACTATTACAATAATTATTACTAGACTTATTTAACTCAATCCTAATTCTAGTAGCTGTTGTTACTGTTGTAGTAGAAGTATCATTGGATATATTAACTGCATACTGACTAGCATAAGCAACCTTCTGTAATGATATATAAGCTTCATGTGGTCTGTCTGCAGTAGCAGCAGCCATTGCTGTAGGCTTAGTTCTATTAGTTATATATGTATAATCATTTAAAGTTAAGGTTTGTAAATCTGCATCAGATAAATGTATAAGGTAATTACTTTTAGCACTTACTGCTGTACTTGTAATAGCTGCACCTGTAACATTATCTTTGACTTTAAAATTATTAGCATCAACAACACTAGTAATTTCATAAACAGCATCTACTGCAGCACCAGTAAAGTCTAAGTATATAGATTCTCCTAAAGAATATCCATGAGCAGTTATAGCTATACTTATAACTCCTGCTGTATCTCTAGTATAAGTACCTGTTTTAGTTGTTGTTGTTAAATTATTAGTGACACTCATAGCTTGACCATCACTACATCTCCATATTTTTATTTGCCCATCTGATCCTTGTATCTGTCCTATATATTGTTCGTTCTCATCTCTATAATAATGAAACCATTTACTATTAGTATTATATGCTGTTAAAGCACTACCAATCAATCTACCACCCGGACGTTTCATTAACCCGTGTGTTACATCTGGAAATACATTCTTTGCTTCTTTAAGCTGACCGGGGGATTTGAGCTCATCTGGTTGTTGTGATATACCTGCTGTATAACTAGGTATCTTTTGTGTAATACTTGCCATTAGCGTTGTAGTGCTTTATAAGGTTGATACGCATGATAAGTAGAATGATGATCCCAACCAAAGAATGAGTGATCACCTTGATTACATTCATACTCCATACAAACTGCTCTAGCTTGACCTTCTTGTTGTTGTAAGAGTTGTACTAATTGTGGGTTGGAAACTAATTGTGTAGCTGCCCTACCTGCAGCTCTGTAAGTTATATAACGTTTGAAAGGCATAGGTAGATCTGTAAATTCCCATAGGTATGTTATATCAATAGAGATATCAGAAGTAAATACATCTGTATGGTTTACTAAATCATATAATCTACCATTCCTTCTAACTAAATCTTGTGTCTTGTATGTTTGTCCATCATGTACATCATAACTTATTACATTATTAGGTATAGTTATATAACCTGTTGTAGCTTCTGGTGATTTAACTACATGCCTTTCTATATTAAATATCCATCCTTCATTTTGTACATCTTTATTTACTTCAGTTAGTATATCATATATGAATCCTACTTCTGGGTTTTCATAATTCAATGTAGTAACTGGAGATTGACCGATAGCTCCCAGTATTGAATTCACTGCGGATAGTTCTGTATCGGTGTCAACTGTTGTGGGAGTAGCCATAAGAAAAAAAGAGGAGGACCGAAGCCCTCCTGTATATGTTGGTTAAAAAAATAAATATTAGAATGCAGCGTTGTTT